CTCGACGATGTTCCGCAGCTGCGGTCCTACATCGACGGGCGCCTGCGGTATGGCCTCGCCTTCGTTGAGGACGCTCAGATCCTCAACGGCGGCGGTACCGGCACGGACCTCAACGGCATCTACACCCAGGCCACAGCCTACTCGGCTCCCGTGACCATCCCGACGCCGGTCACCAAGATCGACGTCATCCGCCTGGCGATGCTGCAGGCTTTCCTCGCTGAACTGCCGCCCACCGGCATTGTCCTGCACCCCACCGACTGGGCGACCATCGAGCTGGTCAAGGACACGACCGGCCGGCACATCATCGGCAACCCTCAGGACGGCACTGCGCCTCGCCTGTGGCGCCTGCCTGTGGTGGAGACCCCCGCCATGACCGTCGACAAGTACCTCGTCGGCGCGTTCAAGCTGGGCGCACAGCTGTTCGATCGCGAGGAAGCCAACGTCGAAATCTCGACCGAGGATAGCGACAACTTCCGCAAGAACCTCGTGACCATCCGCGCCGAGGAACGTCTCGCCATGGCGGTCTACCGTCCCGAGGCCTTCATCAAGGGCGACTTCTCGGACAGCGTCACCGCCTCCACTGCCAGCTAATCCGGCTGATCAAGAGCGGCGGCGCTTCGGTGCCGCCGTTCCTATGAGCCGAAGGAGAACTGGAATGAGACTCTATGCCACTGACCAGGTCAGCATCAGCTCGGTGCAGGCCGATACCCTCAAGCCCGGCCAGTCGTTCGAAGTGTCGGACGATCTGGGAAAGGAGCTGCTGAAGAAGTTGCCTCATGCTGTTTCCGAGACCGCGCCCAAAGCCAAGGCAGAAGCGGCGCCCCCGAAAAAGGCAGAAGCCGCTGCTCCCGCCAACAAGGCCGAGGCTGCTGCCCCGCTGAACAAGGCGGAGCCCAAGCACCAGAACAAGAGCAAGTAGGCGGATGCTTCGCGTCCTCACTCCGCCCGAACCGATCGTGACACCCGAGAATGTCCCGGGTGATCACGCGGGCAATGACGCCTATGTCAAATCGGTCATCGCCGCGGTGACACAGAGCATCGAAGGGCCTACCGGTTGGCTCAATCGGGCATTGGGGGAACATACGCTGGAGCTTGTGCTGTGCGAGTTCCCGCACAAGGTGACGCTTCCCTGCCGTCCCATCATTGAGATCGAGGAAATCACCTACCTCGATGCGTATGGCGACGCTCAGGTGCTGGACGACGGCGTGTATCGCCACTTCGGTGAGGCGCTCTACCATGTCGCCGGGCGCTCACTTCCGTCTCATCTCCATTCCCCAGACGCAGTCCGGATACGCTACCGGGCCGGGTACAACGGAACGCCTGTCGCTGACGGCGGCACCGGTGAAGTGCCGGACTCGGCCAAGCACGCAATTATCCTATCCGCCCAGCACATGCTTAGCCTCGGGGCCGAGAACCTTTTCCTCGCCTCTGAAGAAGTCGAAGGCGTCGGCACCACCCGCTACACTGTCTCGGACCAGGCGGCGAACCTGATCGCGACGACCTGCGATCGGCTGCTGCAGGGCCTGCGGGTCTACGCATGACACCGGCGCGGGCCATTGCGATGCTGGACCGGCAAATCGGCCGACACGGGCAGACGGTCACTCTCACCCGACACGTGTCCAACGGCTCGCCAGTGACGCTTACCTGCCGGGCCTTCGTGCGCGGCTACAAGCCCGATGAATTGGCAAATGGCGTGATCCAGGGGGACAGCCTCGTCGTGATCTCCCCGACGGCTCTTGAGGGCACGCCCTTCGGCACCACGCTGCCGGCGCCAGTCAACAAGCTGACGACGGCCGGCCGGCAGCGGAACATCGCCATGGTCGACCCCGTCTACATCAACGACGTACTGGTGCGCCTGAGTTTGCAGGTCCGAGGGTAGCATGGGGCACGCCCTTTTCAGTGTCGCGATCGTCGCCGCATGCCTCGCCTGTTCGTTCTGGCTGGCGACCCTCGGGGAGCCGCAGTCCGAATGGCTGTGGTGCACGATGGGGAAGCTCTGCTGATGCTAAGCGCCAAGATTGAGCCGATAGACCGCGACATTGCGGTGCTCGTGTCGGAGGAGCTGTCACCCGAGGCGCGCAGCCGGTTCCTCGCCGAATACGCCGAGGAGCAGATCGCCGAAGTCCGCATGCACAATGCTCAGGTGATCGGGCAGGTGCCGGACTACGAGACAATCGTCGACGGCCGCCGCGGCGCCATGCTCACCAGCGTGCGACCCAACGGCACGATCGTCGCGGAGTACGATCTGCTGCTCGAGGTGTTCGCGTGGATCGGCGCGCAGCTGGTGACACATTCCCCGCGGCGCAGCGGCCGATATGCCGCGAGCCACGCCTTCTTCGCCGATGGTATCGAGGTCGACCCGAAGGTGGGCGTGCCAGACGCCAGCGAGTACGTCTTCGTCAACCTCCAGCCCTATGCTCGCAAGATCGAGGCCGGACTTTCGGCCATGGCTCCGGACGGCGTCTATCAGGCGGTCACCGCAGTCGCGAACCGGCGGTTCGGCAACATCGCGCGCATCCTGTTCGGCTACCGCGATGTCGGCACCCGCGGTGTTCGGACCGTGCGGGTGAATGACAACAGAGGGACCGTCGAGAGGCGCGCACGAGGCGCGGCCAGCGGACGGAACCCCGCAATCATCATCCGCCTGGGGCGCTGAAATGGCTCGCAGCGAAGTCGTCACAGCGGTTCGCAACCGCCTCGAGGCGAATTGGACGCACACCGATGTGTTCGATGAGAACAGCGAGGGCAGCACGCCCGCCGACGGCTCGCCATACCTCGACGTGCAGTTTCCGTTCTCGACCAACGAGCGGGTCACCTTCGGCGATCCCGGCAACAACGTCTACCGGGAGGAAGGCGCTTTCCGCCTCCTCCTGAACGTGCAGCGCGGCAGCGGCGGCAACACCGGCCGGCAGTGGGCAGACGAGCTCGCCGCGCTCTTTCGTGGCAAGCACTTCGAAGACGTCCAGACCTTCGCGCCGGACTCGGCTTCGTCCGACGATGCCAATGAGAACGGCAACTACTTCACCTACGCGGTCGTCGTCCCGTACCGCTTTGACTATCTCGGCTAACCCCACGGAGAAATAGAATGGCTTTCGCATCAGGAAGCGGTGTGCGGGTTGCCGCCATCGCGGAGACCGCCTTTGGCACGACGCCAGCCACGCCTGCGTTCCAGACGCTGCGCACCACCAGCGGCGGCCTCCGAACCCAGAAGAGCACCGGCACCAGTAATGAGCGGCAGGCCGACCGCAATGTCCGCGACGAGTTCGAGCTCGGCCAGGACGTCAACGGCTCCTACGATTTCGAGCTCACCTACGGCACCTTCGACACGGTCCTCGAGGCGCTGATGTTCAGCTCGTGGTCGAGCGACGTGCTCAAGAACGGCATCACGCCGAAGTCGCTGACGATCGAGGAAACCTACGAGCTCGGCGCCACTGACACGTTCCGCCGCTTCACCGGCTGCATGGTCAACACCATGTCGCTGAGCATCGGCGCCCGGGCAGCGGTCACCGGGTCCTTCGGCATCATGGGCAAGCAGGAAGCGCTCGCGACCGCGATCATCACCGGCGCGACCTATGCCGACCCCAGCGAAACGCCTGTGGCCACGGCCTCTGCGAACGTCGCCTCGCTCGCAATCGGCAGCATCAACCCCGCCCCGATCGTTCGAAGCCTGTCGCTGGAGATCAGCAATAACCTGCGCACCCGCCCCGCAGTGGGCTCCAAGTTCTCGGCCGAGTTCGGCGCTGGCCGCTTCGATGTGACCGGAACGATGGAGGCCTACTTCCAGAGCAACGCGCTCTATCAGGAGGTGCTCAACCACGGGCTGGCCGATCTGTCCTTCGTGGTCGGTAACGCCACCGCTGAGAAGTACCAGTTCGACATCGACAAGCTGCGGCTCGGCGACGGCAACGTCACCGCCGGCGGCAACGACGACGACATCATGGTGTCGATCCCCTTCCGCGGCCTCCTCGCCGCCGATGACTGCACGCTCAAGATCACGCGCGCGGTGGCGTGATGAAGACGATCCAGATCACGGCTGGTCACACCGGCTACCCGAACGGCAAGCGTCGCCATTTCGCGAAGGGTGAGGAGGTCGAGGTGGCAGACGCCTACGCCGACCTCATCATTGGCAAGCAGCTTGGTCGCGAGAAACCCGCGGCCTCACCCGCAAAGGCCGTCCCGGCCACCAAAGCAAAGGACTGACACCACCATGAAGCTTGGCAGCATCAAGACCGACCTCGCCAAGGTCGAGCAGGGCGTCTGGATCGACCACATTCCGGACATGGGCGACCTCCGCCTTAAGGTCCGGCCGATCGGCAATCCCGACTACCGC